CCGTGGTGACGTCCGTACGGCCGTGGACGCGGCTGTAAGCCGTGCTAACGAGATCGTACATGCCGCCCGTCGCGAGAGATCCGCTCTGGATGCCCTTACCGGTGGGGTTGTTGTAGATCGACTGACCTGCAGTGTAGGTGGAGACCGTGCCGCCGGAGCCGTCCATGTTGGTGTTACCACCGACGTTCGAGCCGTAGGTGTAATCCAGGTAGAACAGGAGACCGGAAGGGAGGCTCATCGGCTGGATCGAGACAAGCTCGTTCGCCACGAGACCACCGAAGACACGGCGGACGATGGGGAACGCGATGTTCGAGAACCCTCGTATGTCGCCACCGCCAGCGGAAGTGGAGCCACCGCCAGAGGAGAGAGCGTTGCTCTCACGGAGGAGAGCGGCGGTCTGGTTCTCGAGGAGGCGAGCCATGTTCTCGCGGCTGGTGCCCTCAAGGCCACGAAGCAGGCCGGTGCGGCTCCACTTCTCAACGAGGCGGCTGTTCTCCGCCCCTACGTCACGCCCGCGAATGCCTTCGCTGAGCTGATCCAGTGTGAAAGTCTTAGACATTTTATTTCTCCAATTCGGATGTTGATTAAAAATACGATTAAACTAACAGGTAATCACTTACCTGACTTGATGCCTGCGAGGATGCCCCAACGATCGACCTCAACGGATTCATTCAGGTTGCTGACGCCACCTGACCGCGTTGATCTGGACGATGATCCCATGATGCGCCCCTCATTCACCGTACCAGACTTCGACTTAAGCGACTCGGTCAGGCTCGTGAACAGAAGCTTCGCTTCCCTAACTGATTTCGCGGCGTCAAGCGATTCAACGATCGCTCTCTGCTGACGCGGCGTAAGGTCACGGTTCTGCATAAGCTTATTCACATATAGAAGCTTAGCGTTGAACAGGTTAACCTCTTCAAGCTGCTCGCGTAGGGTAACATTCACGCGCTCAGACTCTGTCAGCTGGGACTTGAGCTCACGATTCTTGCGTGTCTCCTCGACCCTTGCCGCTCTCTCATTCTTGGCAGCGTCGGTAGCCTTTTTGGCAACTTCCAACGCCTTGCTCGCAACTTCCTCGGCCTCGTCGGACTCAGAGAGCTGATTCAGCTCATCGGGAAGTCCTGCAACGTTGCCGCCGCCAAAGGCTTTCGACATCGGGTCCTTGATTCCCTTCGCGTTCTTGCCCTTCGAGCTGCGGCCCTTGGCCTCGCGGAGCCTCGAAAGCTCACGGCGGAGCATGGACTCATCGACGTTGAAGCTGATACCCTCATTCTCAGAGTCGTATTCTTCGCCCTCTTCCATGTCCATGTCCGTTTCCATGTAGTCGCCCTCTTCCATGTAGTCCTCGTCCTCGTCCTCGTCCTCGTCGTCGTCTACCATCTCGTAGAAGCTGTCGTCGTCCTCGGCCATCGGAGCGGCGCCACCTGCGGGGGGCATGGGGGGAGCGGGGGGAGCGCCCGCGGCGGCGACATCGACGGGCATCTCTTCGGCGCCTTCGGCTCCGGGATCTTCCTCACCGGCAAACTCGATGCCGAATGACATGCCCTTGAGCTTCTCCTTGAAATCCTCATCGTCGAGTCCCTCGAGGTCGGTGGGTTCGAATACGAGCTTGGCCTCCCTGCGAAGACGCGGCTTTCTGTCCATCTCCTCGAGGAGGCGACGGAATCTCGCGCTTGTTGACATTTGCTTCATCTCCTTAACTAATGTGTTAAACTTTTGCTTGACTGCAGACGTTCCACCATTAGATAGTAGTTGGCTCTGCAAGTCATGGGTACTTTTCACTAAAATTGCATATGCAGCCCTAAAGTTGCTTCTCTCAGAGAGCGGAAGGCTCTTTGAAACACGCTTCAGGGATTCGAACTGACGACGAACGGTTCCGTAGGAGACACGTTGCTTACGCTCGCCAAGCACCATGTCAGCAAGTGCCTCGAGGCCCTCCTTATTAAGAGAGACTTCGACGTCGTCGCCCGGGGCCTCTTCCGACTCGGCGGACGTGGAAGCCTCACCGTGCTTGTCAACGCGAACATTGATCTTGACCTCAGTCCCGGAAGCCGTCTTGGTCGTGACGGTATGGGTCACCTCCTCGCCGGAATCAGGAGCGCCGGGAGAGGTGGGGGTTGAAGCGGCTACGTTGCTGTCAAACGCGCCGGTGAGATTGTTCATGTCGTCGGGAAGAGCTTCAAGGTCGAGATTCGGAACCTCGTCCCCGGCAGCAACTTCATCATCCTGCTCTGACATCATCTGCTGCTCAATGAGCTGCCTGATTCTCGGTGAGATTGATTCAATGATCTTGTTGCGAGCGTTAGCCTCGGCCATTTCCTTGAGGGCCTTGGCATCTGCGATCGCTTCATCAAAAAGGTTCGGCATATTTCTTCCTATGTCCTACGCTGTTTTAAGTATATCGTCACGAGTCTTTTTCTAGCTCTTGCTCTAAATGAATTGCTCGTATTAGTCTGCGAAGCCTATTAGCCGTCAATTCATCGGGACCGGGTATCTCCCCGAGAGTGTAGGCGGGCTCCATGGAACCAGCATCGCTCAGTGGAAGTGGGCTGGAGTATCCGGCTTTGGACCCCGCAAGCGACACTCTAGCAGGAGCTGGTCTTATGGAAGGTCCGTCAGCTCCGACCCCGAGAACTCCCTGCTTATTCTTGTAGAGATCAGGTATAGGAGACATTCCTCGACCCGTTGTCTGCTCGTGCATCCGAAAATCAGCTCCGACCATTCGTCTGTTGTCGGCAGCTCGATCAGCGTAAGAGTCCCATCTGATGTGTCCCTGACCTGATTTATTTCCTATCGCGACCTGCGTCTGGAGATCTTCCTCGTCCCTGATTTCTTCCTCATCATCCACGTCGTCCTGAACTATCTCAATGTAGGGCCACGAGCCCTGCGACATCCGAGGCAAATCACGACGCCCGTCCGTGCCGTATCCCAGGCCGGTGCGGGCGTCGTAATTTGGATTGTTAGCTTCGCTAAAGCGACGCCGAGACATATCGGATCAAGAAGGAGGTGAATACGCACCATCGTTCTTCGAATGGGTCGTAGTGGATGAGCCTGCAGTGCCCGTACCGCTCTGGCCAAGCGGGGCGATCGGTCCGGAGATGTTGATGCTAGTAGCAGCGATCAGCGCCGACATTTCCTCAGGAAGAACTGTCGTTACCGCGCGGCCACTACCGAAGTTGTCGTTTGGCTCACGAGCAGCTCCCGTGGATGTACCGTCCACGCCCGCAGCTGGATCTGTCGGGACGACGAGGTTCGGGAAGTAGCGCCCTTCGTATTGATCAGATGTGAGACCGCCGAAGCTGGGGGCCTTCGTGGCGTCCTTGAGGGCGCCGTCCGGGGTGGTGGTCGGACCTGTGTAGTTCAAATTGACGAAAGGAAGCTGATCGGGATCGCCCTGCTGAGTAGCAGGCTGTAAGTAACGAGCAGCGTAAGCACGATACAGAGCGTCGGTTTGGATGCCGTCCGTCATAGACTTGTAGGTCGGAGAGTTAGGAAACATCAACTTGAGAGTCTCCGTGTCAGACTGCGAAAGTCCAGTCGTGCCACCAGCGGTAAGACTGGTCCTTGCACGAGGGGGTGCTGTTATGAGTGGATATTTTCCTGGCATTTTGTCTCCGTTTCTCTTTGTTAACTATGCTGATCAGAGCTGCTCGATGATACGAGCGCGAATATGCTGACGAGCCTCGTTAACTTCAGAGAGACGACGGGCAAGATCAGCTGCCTCAGCCTGCAGATCCTTGTAGTGGGAGACTTCCTTTGCGAGGGTGTGCGCGAGCTCGGTGGGCTCGACCTGCCTTGTCTGCTTCGCTGCATCGCGGGTGCTCGAAGGCTTTCCAGAAGGCATCTTGCTAGAGCGCTTCTTGGTGATCTTCATCTTCTCTTCCTTGATGATGAGACGAAGAATTTCAGGGGTGAGATTTACAATTTTCGACATATCGACTCCTTGCTGGGTGTATCAACTGTTAACTATCTTCTTCAGCTCTTTTTCGACGATGAGAAAGCAAGATCAGCCCAGTTTGATGAACCTCCGAAAGCGGCCATCGGATCGATCTCTAGGGCGTTGTTCGATATTGAAGATGCAGCGGCAGCTGGATTTCTCTCGGCAGTTAGCTGGGCCGGGAGGGTCGTGCGAGCTGTATCCTCAAAAATTTGCTGCATGATGCCTCGTTCCCCCTCTGGAAACTCAGAGGCCAGATTTTTTACAGCTGCGATTGGAGGTCTCCGCGCCTGCTCAGTGACCTTGCTCGCGCCAGTTGAGAACGTGATGCTATCGAGATGCTTTTTCACAGAGGGTGTGGGTCGATTCACCGTCTCACGTTGCTGACGAGGGGGCTCCTCTTCGTTGGGTCTCAAGCCCTCGAGTAGAACTTCCAGGATGCATTCCTTAACGATGTCTTTCAGCTCTGTTCTAGTTAACGATGCCATTAAGCCTTCCAGGTTAGAATATCGTTGAATATTCTATCGATCCTATCGCTACGATTAAATGTTCTCGAGAGTTCCGACGCTTTTACTTCACGCCCCTCTCTCATCATGAAGGCGCCCGGTGTGCTGGGCTCTGAGACAAAGTCCCAGCAGATCAGCTGGAAGTCGTCCTGCACGACCTGGGATTCACCCGACTTGCTCGTGGACCCGACGCCGCGTGAAGATATGCCGAGGGTCACGCCTGCTTCAACAAGACTCTGGAGGATCTTACCCATCGGAGTGTCCAGGATCTCAACAGTGCCGTAGCAGACGTTGCCTTCCATGTAAGCTTCCTTGATAATATGACTTACCTTCTTAAGCTCAACAACAGAAGAGTCCGGATGGTCGCACTCTCCCAGAGCGCGATTCTCCCTGATGAATTTCTGGTAATTTCTAACCTCACGTTCGAGAATATCTCGTGGGTAGATTCGACCGTTCTGGTTCAGGGTCTCTGCTTTCTGCAGGATTCCCTTCATAACCAAACGACCTCCGCTTACCTTCGCTTCCTTGATAGACTTTGGATCATAGGAGAACGGCATCCACTCTGTCAGTAGTTTCAGAGATCTTTCACTCATCTTTTGCCTCTAGTTCCTGCTGGAGTTGAGTTAGCTGCATGAACTTCACGATCCCTGCGTCATCTAACTTTGTAACGTCTGCGCTCTCAACAATCTTGAACACGTAATCGATCTTCTCGAGAAGAACCTGGCTACCAGTTGATTCCTTCAGTCGATGAAGACCCCTTGACGTCCTAGCTTTGATGCTCTCCAGCATTGAGATGTCAACTTTCCCGTGCACGTAATCACGAATCAGCTGGTGCTGGATCTCCGTAAGCTTACCTGCCCACTTCTTTTCGAACTTTTCGTTCATGATCTTCACCGTGAGGGGAGTTACCTTCTCGTTCTTCAGCTCGCTCAAAACGGGAGCTGTGACCTTGTCAGATTCGAGCCACTCAAGAAGCTTCTGCTCGTATTGGATCACTCGACCCAGGGATCCCTCGTCTTCCTTTCTCCAATCGTTCATGAGGGTTTGAACCGTAGCGTACAACCTGTAGTTATTTACGTGCTGATTGAAGAAGTTTCGGTCATCTATCGACTTGTTTATTTCTTTAATCAACTGAGATTTTTCTATCTCAAGCTGACGAGTTGAAAACATGTTAGAGCCGCGCCGAGCCTCCTGCATGATTCGAAGCCCAACGTTCTCTGATTTCACAGTCGTATTCAGAAGAGCCTGAAACAGCCTGTGTTCCTTGAACACCTCGGTTCCTGGTTTGTAATACGTCTTGATGATTCTCGAGCACTCTTGTGCCGCCTGAAAATCATTATCAACGAGAGCTGCAGAGGCTTTTGTCAGCAGCTGCTCGTAGATAATCCCTACGTTTCTTTTCTTGTTGTGAGAGTTACTCATCGAAGCTTCCTGATTTGCTGGGTGGCTCTAGCGTCTCAATCAAGACGTCCGCGCTCTGCTTACGTATTCTCGAACGAGCTTGTTTAAGGGCAGAATCTAATTGAGCTGTCATTCTCGGCTTCGGAAAAGGCGGGGCATCGTAAAGCTGCTCTACAAGGCTCAAACTAGGCTTCGATTCGGTCGTCATCGAGAAGACCTCATCCTCATCGAATATCCTGTTTGAAGTGTCCTGGTCCCTGGCCCAATTTCCAGCTCCTACCATCTTGAACATATCTGGCATATCGACGGACGCTGCGGTCGAACGATCACGCTCCTGCTCGACGTTCTTTCCGAAAACATTACGTATCGTCTTCTCAGCTCTTAGCGGAAGCTCGTCGTTCTCTATTGACATCACACCTGGCTTCTCAACTCCAGCCGAAACGATCTCACCTGGTCTCTCGTAGCCAGCCGTGATGGGAGCGGCGCCGCCAGCCGCGGCACCTACCGATGCATCGCCACCAGGCATCGCTTCGAGCTCAGCGTCCTCTTCCTTGTCCTTCTTCCGTCCTTCTTTTATAGAATCGATCTCTTCGTCAGAGAATCCAAGAATATTCTTGCGGACCCAACGACGATCAACGATACCCTCTGGTGCTTTTCCAGCGATGTCAAACCTCGAAGAGATGAGCTCAAGCTTCTGCTGCTGAGCTATCGTTGAGGGATTCGAGAGCTTCAACGTAAAATTAAGAAGATCCTCGCCCTCGTACCCGTGGGAGTAAAGATGAATCATCGCCATCTTGTTGAGCTCAGAAATTACAACCTTCTGGATCCTGGAGATTGTTCTTGAGAAGCGGATGTCCTCTTGCGCCAGCGTTGCCTTTGCTCCAATGTCTTCGTCGTATCCGAGATACGCCTTGGGAATCTTGAGGGCTGCAAAGAGCTTCTTTTGGATGTACTGAACGTCCTCGATGGCCGCTGCGTTTGTGCCACCAGCCAGCGAATCGATCTTTGTTCCAGTCTCTCCGCCACGAACAGGAATGAAGTAGTCCTCGTCAACCGACAACGGATTGTAGCGAAGGTCCATCTTTCCGTTTGCCTTATCGGTCACCTTGTTCCTCTTGAGGCTTGTTTGAGCCTGCTCCATGAAGTTGGCAACCTCCTCGGGTGGAACGTTACCAACGTCGATGTAGAAGACTCGACGCTCAGGTGCACGGACAATTCGATAGACGAGCATCGCGTCTTCCATAAGGATCATCTGTCTCCAGATACGACGAGCGGACTCTAGAATCGAGGATCCGTATGGAAGAAAGGCGTCGTTACCGAGAAGACGAAAGTGAGAAATCTGCCAGTTCTCGAGGACCTGGTTTCCCCTGGTGATCCATCGGAATCGAACAGCCATCGGATCCTTCGGATCGTAACCTTCCTCACGTTCCATCTCAGAGATTGGAATGGGATACGCGTTGATGATTCCATAACCTGGGTGGACATCGTTGAAGAGGAAAAAGTCTCCGTATTTGCAGATGTTCCTCGTCCACATCGGAAGGTTAAACTCGATGTTCAAAGTGTCAGAGAATAGAGTGTCA